CTGTCATTTACTCGTCTGATTTCCTTCCAATAATAATGCTCTGCTAAATCTTCAAAAGTTAATGACATGGATTTTAAATGATTCTTAATCGTTCCGTCTTTTTTATAGGTTTTTTGTATGTATAGATTCAGCTTTAAAAATATATCGTAGAGTTCCAAGAAAGAACCTTCAACTTTATTCTCGTTCATGCTTTTCTCCCCTGAAGTATTTATTTAGAAAGTCTAATACTCTTTTTATTCTGACATCATCAGGGGTAAATCTTAATAGTTTCCAACCATAGAAAGTTGCTTCATTATACTTTTCCATGTCCTTGATAAATCCTGCTCCTCGATTATGACGACCAATGATCCATACGCCACCTTCAATTTCAATAGCTAATTTTTCTTTTATAAAAGCCAAATCAAATCTCCATTTTCTTGTCGGATGGAATCTATGTTCTCTTACTGGAATAGGTAAAGGTGACCTGTACCAATTATCATCTAACAAGAATTTGGCATTGTCATCTAATATCTGAGTCAGAAGGGCATCTGCCCAGTCTATTGATTTTTGTGATTTCTTGATGCCCGAAACGGACTGGACTGTATATCTAGCCATCTTTCAAATCCTCTAGCTCTCCTTTCTGCAATGTTATTCGCTTCGACTTGAGCATCCGCCATTTTATCTAAAGAAATAGAAATAGCCCTTGTTAATTCTAAATTGGCTCCATTTCTATTATGTGATTTTTCATTTTTTTTCATCATGTAAAGTATTATTAAGACACCAAGTAATGGTGCCTGATTAAATAAGGATAAAATAATTTCAGCTTCCATCTAATAATTCTCTCAATAATATGTTCTGCTCCTGACATCTCCGAAAATCTATTACAGATTCCTGTGCGTCATTTTTACTTAAACATAAGTATTGCGAATTATCAGATGAATTACAACTTACAAACTCTATATTTGTGTATGTAAGTTTTTTTGGCAATTCCCTTCCAGAATAAATCAAACTAGAGCAGGAAAGAGTTATTATTAGCAAGAAAGCAATACATATATATACCTTTTTACAGAAAGGAGAGTATTGCCCCTTTAAAACGCCTCTAAGAGGAAACGTCATCTTTTCCTCTACCTGCTACGAAATTTGCAGGAGTTTTGAATACAAATTGCAAAGTTGGTCTTTTACGCTTGTCCATAGATACTTTTTTCTTCTTTCTCGCTTGACTAGTTTTTTTATTTTCGTTCTTATAAAGCGACATATCTTTTATTTCTTACCAGTAGAGAAAAGAATAGGTTGTCGGACTGACTTTCGTTAAAAATATCAATGCCAAAGTAATCAATCCTAATAGATATAATTTGAAATATATCATCCGTTCCTTATCTTGTTCAATTCCGTTATAAAGTTATCCGATTCTTTATTCTTCAACCTATGTTTCCAATCTTTGATTTTTTCTTCCGTTTTTTTCTCGTGTTCTAATATCTTGATTTTGAACTTGTTATTGAGGACTTGCTTTTCTAATCTTTGCACTTTTCTCTTTTGGAGAAACCCCATTAGTCGAGCAAGTCCCTTACTTATCAAATCCGAGATGATCTGACTGATTAATTTACCCCACATTCATCATTCCTTCTCGTTTAAAAGCATCGCAACTAGTCCAGCGATTCCAGCGATAGCTGTACTAACAATCGTCCAACTTTCATTAGAAATCCCGATTGCTAGGGCAAGTCCTGCAAGACCAGCATAACTGGATGGCTCTCTTAACAATTTCATTATTTTAACCATAAAAAATACTCTCCCTTTTTAGATTTATTATACTTTATCCTCCAACGATAACTAACCATCATCTGGTTTGACATGGCTTGATGGTGTGTTTTCTTCCTGTTTTGTAATAGGAATCGTATCTGACAAATAATCAAATAACATTTTTAGATGTTCGTGGAGAGCCTCTCTAATCCGTCCTTCTGTCTCCTTTACCAATTGCTCATCCGTAAATTGACAGGAACTTCCAAAGTGTTGACCGCAATTACTTGCCATGATCTTCATGATCTCTTTCGTCAACTCTTCAACGTATTTTGTCATAGACTCCCCTCGTATTCTGTGTAAACAGTTTCTTCGACCAGGCTATCTTGTGATCTTTTTCCGTCCATGAAATCTTCTCCATGCTGATATCCTAGTCGATATGCAATATCAATAATCTGTTCTAAGCTGACTAATTTTATGTCTGACATCTCTTTTATCGCAGGAAGTTTATCTGCGTTGTTTAAAATAAAGTTTAAGTAATCCTGAATGGATGTAAAATCTTTAAGATGGACGATAAGTTTCATATCACCTGACAAGATTGTTAAAAAGTTTTTCATGTGTTACTATCTCCTTTTATAGATTGAGTTAGATTAAATATAGTTTTAGTCACGAAGAAAGCTAAGAGATTAGCACTAGAACTCAATCTCGGCTTACTTAAATTTTGTTTTATTTTAAAATAAAACAAGCTATATGCCTTCCAGTTCCTTTGCCAGGAGTATTATCTTCAGTTGCTAACCATTTTATATCTTTAAGATTTCTTACTTCCGCACCATATTCTAATAACATCAACATCCATTTATCGATTGGATATAATAAAACAACCTTTTTACCCTTATCAGCTTCTGCCATTGCCTTTCTTGCCCATGCAGTTGGACCTTTTTTTTGCCCTTCGTGAATTATAGATCCAAAGGGGGGATTCACATAATTAGATTTTCCCCACTCACAAGTCAACCCATCAAACCCATCTGGTAAAGGATAAGGACAAGGATCAAAATCAAAACTAAATTCATTATCTAATGAATTATATATTTCTGGTGGGGTCAACCAATAATGTTTTTTATTTTCATCATTGCCTTGATGAAATTTGTTTTCATGTGGTTTTACTTGTGTTGAATGTTTGTTATATTTTTTAACTGCCATAATTAAAATTTCACACCACCTAGATAATAATCACAGAACTGATTAACAGGGCAATAGCTTTGGCATCTGACATCTTCCCCTTTTCTCAGGACGACCTTACATCTCTTGCCGTCAATCAAATTGTTATCATTAAGATATTGTTTTACTTGTTCCTTCGTATCTAATAAACGGAGAGCATTTTTTCTACCATCTTTGTAGATAGCATATTTATTATCTGTTGCCCATCTTTCTTTTGCTGTACATAAAGGCAATGTTCCAGTTTCTGCATTTTGATGAGTTTTAATCCTAGCAGTTATAAAATCACTTTGTTCTTGCTCACTCCATTTTCTTACAGGGATCATCATGACTTGTTGCTTGGGATAGTTGTCGGACTTTTGAACTTGCCTTATAGACCAATCTCTCATAATGCCCATGACGGCTAATGATTTTGGTTGTATTTTTTTTTGGTAGATTGTTAGCTCATCTGGGTTATGTCGGCAAAGGAAGTCTAAGACGTTTAGTTGCTGTTCCCATTCGGGCTTTCCTTTCGCCATAGCATCGACAACCGACCATGCAGATGTCACCTTGAAGTCTATCAAAGTACCTTTGCTCAACAAATCAAATCGTCCACTTAGCATCCATCCGTTAGTTTCTTTTCCTTTGTAGAACAATCTTTTCTCGGCTAGGTCTTTTCTAGTCTTTGCTCGTTCTATCATGTAATGGACTGAACTTCCGATTAAGGCAAAGATTTTGTCAGCAACATCTTCTTCTATCTCATTGTCATGTTGATTGCGAAGCACCCTTATCCTAGGAGGTGCGATCAATACAGTCGTACTGATATCGCTACCCTTGCTACTGTAGGGATCATTGGCTACTGCGTTCACAATAGCTTCTGGCAGATTAGATTTGTTTGTTAATCTCATATCCTAAAATGGTACTGCTTCATCTCCTAGTTCAGCACTATTCTCGTCTCCCATATCTACAATTAAACCCTCTAACTCTTTAGAACGCAAGATGATGTTTCTGATACCCTCTGACAGTTGATTAAAGACTTCACGATTGCCTTGTTGATAATCTTCTATTGAAAAAAAGACATCTTCGTGGTGTTGCTTTGGTATCTTTTCTTTAGAAGTCAAAGGCAAGACGTTGGCTATTCTTGATTTTCCACTATTGCCTTCGATTACATTAAGAATACATGGAATACCTAGTATGTTTATCAAGTCGAAACCTTGCTTCTCTTGCTCGGTAAATGCTCGACCTCTCCAAGATGACAAGTCAGCACCCAGATTTGACTTTTCGTGGAGAGACAGAGTGTAGAATTTACTTATCGTCATTGGTTCTTCGTCATGAAATTCGTCTGGAACTTCCCATATAATAAGAACTTGTTTCTTGTATGATGTTTCTCCAGAAAATTCTTGTTTCTGTGTACCTAAGCCTATAACTTTGATACATCTTGCGTTGTGCATCCCGACAGGGATCTGCGGATAAGCTGTGTTTCCTTCGGATGCTGTTGCTACTAATGTTGTCATATTTTTCTCCTCTAAATAAATAGTTGATTACTGAAAGATGTATCAGGAAAAGTCTGCCATTTTTAAATGACAAGTTATAGCGACCCAGATACACCACAGTCGCCATGTGTTTTGACAGTAACCCATGTAGCATGGTGTTAATTTGGTACGCAATCGTTATAATTAACTTTAAAAGTATTCTCGCTAGCTCTAAACCATTACTTACCATGCTTTATTAACTTTACTTAATAGTTCTAGTTTGTCAAATATAAATTGATATTAGTTAATTTTTGGTTATTCTTTCTGTATGGACATTCAAAAAAAATATCAATTAGCAATGGACAGAAAAATAGAGATCGTAGGTAGGTATGGTGGGAGGAATCTTTCTCGTATGCTTAATATCTCACATCCAGCAGTATCTAAATGGAAAGTCATCCCCATGGGGAGAGCTTTTCAAATTGAAAAGTTAGGCGATTACAAAATTGAATATATAAGACCAGATTTAAATACTTCTCTGTCTATTTAGTGGGGAATGGCATCTACACTTTCTCTATCTTCTGTCGCTGTTCCCCACTCTATGCAATGCCATAAGTTTGCTATAGTAATCGCATAGCAATACTATTTTCTTTTTGAGTTTTTTGAGTTTTTTTTCAAATGTCATTTTACCCACATAAGTAAGTACAGTAAGTAAGTAAGTAAGTAAGTACAAAAGTACAAAAGTACAGTACAAGATAGTTAGTGTTCTCTTCTTTCTATCTTGTACTTACTTACTGTTGACAACTGGATTCTATTCATTAAGATTAGTTAATAGGAGATAGAATGAAAACACTAGAACTTTGGTCGTAAAAACTGATGGCAAATATTTTTGATGGACATGCCTTTTATACAAATTGTAGCCAGTATTACAAATTTCTGTCTTATTTTGGAGAGAAACATAC